TAAATGATTATGATGTTGACGAGTTCTACAATCTAGGCGCTCAGTCACATGTTAAAACTTCTTTTGATCAGCCCGGCACAACGTGGGATATCACAGCTCGCGGGGTGCTTAACTGTCTTGAGGCTATACGTAATTGTAGCATAGGTACTAAGTTTTATCAAGCGTCATCTAGCGAGATGTTTGGGAAAAACTACACTTCTGTATACAACGAGTTTAGCGATGACACGCTTAAATTTCAAAACGAAGACACTTCATTCCTGCCGCAATCTCCATATGCAATTGCAAAACTTGCCGGACATCACTTAGTTCGTAACTATAGGGACTCTTATAAAATATTTGCATGTTCGGGAATTCTGTTTAATCATGAAAGTGAACGGCGCGGAGAACAGTTTGTTACCCGTAAGATTACGAAATGGTTGGGAGAATTTATAGCAAACGGGAAAGATAAAAAATTTCCTAAATTGCGTCTTGGTAATCTTGACGCTCGTCGCGATTGGGGTCATGCGGAAGATTATGTCAAAGCTATGTGGCTGATGCTTCAACAACCAAAACCTGACGACTATGTTATCGCTACTGGTAGTACATATACTATTAAAGAATTTCTAGAAGAAGCGTTTAGATTATATGAATTGAATTGGGAAGACCACGTGGTCGTTGATCCTGCTTTTTATCGCCCCGCTGAAGTTGATTTTCTGTGTGGGAGTCCAAAAAAAGCAAACATAGAGTTAAAATGGAAGCCAGAAGTGTCGTTTTACAAACTTGTAGAAAGAATGGTTTCACACGATGTGGCCGAAGCGCAATCATCAAGATCCTTGCTACAAACAATTTAGAAGTGATGTTTTAAAAAGAGATAAACATACATGTCAAATGTGTAAAAGCAAAAATCGTAAAAATTTAGAGGTTCATCATATATTAACTTGGGCTAAAGCTTCTTCTCTTAGATATGACCCTACGAATGGCATATGTCTTTGTAAAACTTGTCACAAATCTATTACTGGAAGCGAATCTATATATCAAAACCTATTTTCAATGATTGTAGAAAAAAATGAAAAAAGAAAAAGAAAAAAGTAAAGGTTTTCATATAGTGCAAGACACTAGAGAACAAAATCCATTTAAATTTGACACTGAAACTTACGAAGATTGTCTTGGGACTGATGTTGACACTTTAAAAACCGGGGACTACTCAATTCGCGGCCATGAATGTAGATTGTGCATAGAGCGAAAAGCTTCCGTTTCAGAAATTGCCAATAATCTTGGAAAAGAGTGGGATAGGTTTGAAAAAGAACTTGAAAGAATGCGCGAGTACCCACATGCATTTATAATTTGTGAATTTTCAGTCGAAGAAGTTTTTACGTATCCCTCGTATGACAGATTTTCAAAAGCCGTTAGAGACTCTATAAAAACAAATGGAAAATTTCTAATGAAAAGGTTAATGGAAATAGAGCTAGAATATAATTGTAAAATATTATTCTGTGGTAATAAATTATACGCTACAAAGTTAACTTATAGCTTAATGAAGAGAGTCCATGAAAGATATAGATAAAAAATTACGCGATGCATGGTTAAATATCGAGATAGATGATGAGAGCTTATTATTTAATCCAGTAGAATATATTTACAATAAATCGCCCGACGATAAACTAAAAATTATCGAAGACTTGTCTTGGCTCATGACTCGGCCTGAGTACTTCTTCTTTACCTGCAAGTATATATTTAATATTGAAATATCTCCTATGCAAGCTCTATTATTATATGATATGTGGAATAGAAAATTTCCAATGCTAATAGGAAGCCGGGGTTTAGGCAAATCTTTTATCCTAGCTCTTTATTGTATGTTAAGAGCGTTTTTATTGCCAAATAGAAAACTTGCTGTAGTGGGGGCGGCTTTTAGACAATCTAAAGTGCTATTTGAATACGCAGAAACAATTTGGAGAAACGCACCCATACTAAGAGATCTCTGTGATCAAAATAGCGGCACAACAAGGGATGTTGACAGATGTGTTGTAAAAATAAACAATAGTGTGATTACATTCTTGCCATTAGGAGATGGGCAAAAAATCAGAGGACAGCGCGCCAATGACATTATTGCCGACGAATTTGCCTCTATTCCAAGAGAAATTTTTGAAAATGTTGTAGCCGGTTTTGCCGCTGTTGCGAACTCACCTATTGAAAAGGTAAAAGCTAAAGCTAGAGAAAAGAAGGCTAAAGAGCTGGGTTTGCATTTTAACGTGGATGGCTCAAAAGAAGATTTATATAGATCTAATCAAATTATATTATCTGGTACAGCTTATTATGATTTTAATCATTTTGCTGATTATTGGAAAAGATATCATGCAATCGTAAGCAGTAGGGGTGACAAGAAAAAACTTGGAGAACTTATTGGATTGGAATCTATCCCCGATGAATTCAACTGGGCAGATTATTCTATATATAGAGTTCCTGTAGATTTATTACCGCCCGGATTCATGGACGAAGGACAAGTTACAAGATCTAAAGCAACGGTTCATGCCGGAATTTATCAAATGGAATATGGTGCATGTTTCTCAACTGATAGCAAAGGGTTCTTCAAAAGATCGCTTATTGAATCCTGTGTATGTTCTGAAAACAAACCAATTGTATTATCTTCAGGTCAGGTATTCTTCGAAGCTACGACTAAAGGTAATCCTACAAAAAAATATATAATAGGAATTGATCCAGCGTCTGAAGTGGATAATTTTTCTATAGTTGTGCTAGAAGTAAATGACGATCACCGAAGAGTTGTGTATTGCTGGACAACAACAAGAGAAAGGCACAGAGAAAGTTTAAAATCACGACTAACAGATGATAATGATTTTTACTCTTTTTGCGCAAAAAAAATTAGAAATTTAATGAAGATATTTCCCACTGTAGAAATTGCATTAGACCCCCAAGGCGGCGGTGTTGCAGTTCTGGAAGCTCTTCATGACAAAAATAGAATCCAAGCTGGTGAAGTAGCAATTTGGCCTAAGATTGATAACGATAAGCCTAAAGATACAGACAGTGAGCCGGGTTTACATATTATTGAATTATGCTCTTTTGCAAATGCTAATTGGACAACAGAAGCTAATCACGGATTGAGAAAAGACATGGAGGATAAGGCTGTATTATTCCCATACTTTGACGCTGCCACTATAGGTCTTTCCTTAGAAGAAGACAAAAGATATGGAAGAAAGCATGACACTCTTGAAGATTGTGTTTTAGAAATTGAAGAGCTTAAAAATGAATTAGCTTTAATAGTTATATCTCAAACTAATTCAGGTCGAGAAAGGTGGGATACTCCTGAAACTAGGAGTGGTAAAAAGAACAAACTTCGAAAAGACAGGTATTCAGCTTTAATAATGGCAAATATGTCCGCAAGAAAATTAATGGTAGAAAAAGTATTTGATTACTACTCTATTTATAATGGTGGAGGTTTTGCCGATTTTATTCAAAATCAAGGCGAAAAAGAACAATTGTATTACGGCCCCGCTTGGTGGACAGAAGCTACAGAAAATATTTATTAATTTAAAAGCTTTAACGCTATACTGTGTATATTACACTAGTAATGTTATTGTCAATACAATTAATGAGGAATCAATACTAATGCCCGATATTCAATCATACGCAACGTGGAATAATGACTCAGAAAAACAAAAAGCTTACGATAGTTCTGTAGATGCAGTATCTTCTTATGAAGGTCTACAAAAAGCTCAGGCTTATTCTTATCGCTCATATATTGATATTGAACCAAATAAAACGGTTCGAACGAGCATAACAAGAAACGACTATTATCGTTTTCGTCCCGAAGAAGCTGTTCCATTACGTCAAAAACGTATTTTAAAGATGTGTATGGATGCATATGATAGAACTGGAATTATCAGAAATGTAATTGACCTGATGGGAGACTTTGCATCCCAAGGCATCACCATTATCCATCCAAATAAATCAATCGAAAAATTTTATAGAAGATGGTTTAAAGAAGTAAATGGAATGGAAAGATCTGAAAGATTTTTAAACTATTTGTATCGCTGCGGAAATGTTGTAGTAAAAAAAAGAACTGCAAAAATAAATTATTCTAAAGAGCAAGAGCTAAGAAAAGCTATTGGCGATGTAGATATGGAAATTCCAACGGTTAAAGTTGCAAAAAGAGAAATACCTTGGGGTTACGATTTCTTAAATCCGTTAACAGTAGATATTTTAAATTATTATAATGGTATGTTTATTGGTGATCCAATATATGTATTAAATTTATCAAAGACTACATACGATAGTTTTAGCGCATCAGATGTTACTGGCAGAACGTCATTTTCTAAATTGCCACCGGATATACAGGCGCAAGTTAAAAATGGGAAAAGATATCTAAGATTAGATCCAGAAAAGCTTGCTGTTCACCACTATAAAAAAGATGATTGGCTAGTATGGGCTAATCCTATGGTTTACGCAATTTTAGACGATCTTATTATGTTAGAAAAAATGAAACTAGCAGATGTTGCGGCTCTTGATGGTGCTATTTCATCTATTCGTCTTTGGAGAATTGGTAGTCTTGAACATAAAATTATTCCAAGAAAAGATGTTATTGATAAACTAAGAAATATATTAGCCGCTAATACCGGCGGTGGAACAATGGATTTAATTTGGGGTCCAGAGCTAGATTTTAAAGAGAGTGATTCTCAAATTTATAAATTTCTAGGCAATGAAAAATACCAACCTGTTCTTACAAGTATTTACGCAGGATTAGGAATACCTCCTACGTTGGCAGGAGCTTCTAATGCTGGTGGATATACTAATAATTATATTTCATTAAAAACTCTTGTTGAAAGATTAGAATACGGTCGTCAAATTCTAACTAATTTTTGGAATAAAGAATTAGAGACAATTCAAAAGGCTATGGGGTTTAGATTTCCAGCGCAAATTAGATTTGATAACATTATTTTATCAGATGAAGCTACTGTAAATAATCTAATGATACAATTAGCAGATAGAAGCATCATTTCTAATGAAACAGTCCTTGAAAGACTTGGTGAAAACCCAGAAATTGAAAAGATTAGAGTTAGAAGAGAAGAGCGAGATCGTAGAAACGATAGTCTCATTCCGAGAAAAGCTAGTCCTTACCATTCACCAAATATTAGAGAAGACGTGACTAAAATTTTGGCAACAAAAGACATGCTGTCTGATGATTTTTATGATGAATATGAAATTGAAAAGCAGGATGCCCCAGCTCCCTCTGCTACTAAATTTGGCGAAAACAGCCCAATTCAAGACAAGAAGGTTACAGATAAACAAAATGGTCGTCCGGCAGGAATAGGCGACTCTCAAAAAAGAAAACAAAAAGTTGTGCAACCAAGGACAGCTACTCCTTCAACAGCAACTATATGGGCATATAATGCACAAAAAACTATTGCGGAAATTGTCACGCCTATGATTTTAGATTTCTATAAAAAATCAAATGTAAGACAATTAACTAAGGGCGAATTTTCAGAATTAGAACATTTAAAATTATGCTTATTAACTGGAATAGAACCGTTTATGGATATCAATCCGGATATCATATCAAAGTTGATTCAGGACTCGTATAAACCAAAAGAAGAATTTTATACTAAAGTTGACAATGAAATACAAAACTTTGTGTATGCAAATAGTAGAAAACCTACTATTGATGAGTTAAAATTAATTTATGCCTCTGTATATGTAGATTTATCAGAAATAGAATAATCTTGTGTATTATTTTTTGAGGTGAAATTTTATGAAAGTGTTCAAAGCAGAAAAAAAAGACGGTCTAGGAGATAAGTTACAGTGTAATACTATAGCTTGTATCTCTGAGGTAGAGCATTATACTCCCTCTCAAGAAGACCTTTCTCGCATAAAGGCTATCGCTGAAAATAAAGATCAATTAGATTTATTCTATTTAAAATCCGTATTAGTCAGCACTGGCTGGAATAAAAATGATGATGTATTTGATGCTGTTGAATTATGGAAAGCAAGAACTTCGCCAGAAGATAAACAGTTTAATTACATGCATGATGAAAAAGACATTATCGGACATATCACCGGGTCATACGCTATATCTCAGGCGGGAGGAATTCTGCCTGATATCAATGATATGTCTCAAGTGCCTTCGGCATTTGATATTGTAACTGGTGGTGTTTTATATACTAGCTGGACAGATGAAAAACTAAAAGCTAGAATGCAAAAGATCATCGCAGAAGTTGAAAGTGGAAAAACTTGGTATGTTTCTATGGAATGTCTATTTCCAGCATTTGATTATGCCATGATTGACGCTAAAGGCCAACAAAAAATTATTAAGAGAGAAGAGACTTCAGCTTTCTTAACAAAACACTTAAAAGCTTATGGCGGAAACGGTCAATATGATGGTCATAAAGTCGGAAGACTTTTACGTAATTTTGCATTTTCTGGCGTTGGATTAGTTAAAAATCCAGCCAATCCACGTAGCATAATTTTAAATTATAACAATTCTAACAAAGTTAACGACTCTAAAGCTGAGGAGATTATTATGAGCAACGAGCTAGAATCTTTAAAGGCCGAACTTGCATTAGCAAAAGAAGCCAATGATAAAATGAAAGAAAAAATGGAAGAAGAAATGGAAAAGAAAAAAGCTGAAGTGCAAACTTCTGCTGAAACTATTCAGTCTCTTCAAGACACAGTTGCGGCCTTAAAGAAAGATCTAGAAGATGTTAAAGAAAAGGCTGAAATGGATAAAAAACAATTAGATCAGATGAAGAAAGAAAAAGTAATTGAAAAGCGTAAAGCTGAATTAATTATTGCGGGTCTATCTTCAGAAGATGCCGATCAAGCTGTTGCTGAATTTGATTCAGTCAGTGATCAAGTTTTCCAAGTAGTTGTTGCAAATTTAGGTAAGGTTGCTAAAAACCCTATTTCAGCAAAACCTTATCCATTTACAGACGTGCAAGAACCATCAGGATCTGATAATTCAAAACTAGCAAAAACAGCGCCTAAAAGCAATTTAAGCAGTGGCAAGAAGCCAAAAGCTTCTGTGGACGCTGAACTTGATCCTGCTGAGGCAAGTGAAGATGTTTTAGATTCTGCCGAAGCTGACCACGATATTGCTATGGCAGAATCGGGTGAAGATGTTTTCGAATCAGTTAAATCATTTGCTTCAGAATGGTTTAGTAACAGTGTTTTAAAATCAACCGCTAATTTAAAGAATTAATTTAAGGAGCTTATAAAAATGGCTATGAAAAGTGATCGTTATGAATTTCAAACAGACATTTCTTTCTTCATGAATGAAGTTGCTGAAAGAGGTGGTATTGTTACTCATGCATCTACGGCTACACCTTCAGGTATTGCGCTAGATAGCTCTGTTAACGTAGTGACCTATGTAGCTAATCCTTCTGGAAAAGTTCCAGTCGGCATTCTATTAAATGACATGGTTAATCTTGACCTAACTCGTCAACACATTAACTGGCACAAGAATGAAATCCAAAAGGGTGGTAAAGTCACCGTTTTAAGAAAAGGTTACGTTGTAACAAACAAAATCCATCCTACAGGTACACCAGCCGCTGGTAACTATGCTTATGTTGCAGATAGTGGATTGATTTCCACATCCGTTAGAGCGTTACAATTAGATGGTGGCGCGCAACCAGTTGGTCGTTTCATGACGGCTAAAGACGCTGATGGTTACGCTAAAGTCGATATCAACCTTCCTTAATTATAATTAGAAACTGGAGAAGAATTAAATGTCAAATATTATGCAAAGACCAAGCGACGACTTTATTGCGTTACTACAACGCTCTGGCAGTTCAGATAAATCTGTCGCTTTAGAAGCCCAAAGAGAAATTGCCAAAGCGCTTGAATTACCTTTAAGAAAAGGTATCATGTATGGCGATATCGTTACAGATATTTACGAGAAGATGGTCCTAGAACCGGGTTCACAACCTGAATTTCCTTTGGACTTGCTTGCTCCGGGTACGGAACGTGATTACACGGCTTTCACAAATCCGGGTCATGGTCGTATTCCTGAAAAGCACACAGAAGGCGATTACGTAATGATCGCTACCTACGGCATCACAAATAGCATTGATTTTCTTCTTCGCTATGCCCGTGAAGCTCGTTGGGACGTTGTTGCGCGCGCTATGCAAGTTCTTGAGGCTGGTTTCGTCAAGAAATTGAACGATGACGGTTGGCACACAATTCTTGCCGCTGCTGTTGACCGTAACATTTTAGTTTATGACGGTGACGCTGCTGCTGGTCAATTGACCAAGAGACTTTTCTCATTAGGTAAGACAGTCATGAGACGTAACGGTGGTGGTAACTCAGTTACAGCTACAGGTCGTCTTACGGATGTATATCTATCACCAGAAGCTATTGAAGATATCCGTAACTGGGGTATTGATCAATTAGATGAAGTTTCTCGTAGAGAAGTTTATCTTGCTGCTGATGGCGGCGGACCTCTTACAAGAATTTATGGCGTAAATCTTCACGACCTATTCGAAATGGGTGACGGTCAAGAATACCAATCATTCTTCACTACAGATCTTGGCGGATCACTTGCCGGAAGTGGCGTCGAATTGATCGTTGGTCTTGACTTGAACAACAAAGACAGCTTTGTTATGCCAGTTAAGCGTGAAGTTGAAATCTTTGAAGACGAAAATCTTCATAGAAATCAACGTCAAGGTTATTATGGCTGGGCTGAAGTTGGATTTGGTGTTCTTGATAACCGTCGTGTTATTGCGATGTCATTCTGATATACCAAAATTAAATATAAAAAAGAGGGCTGGCTATTGCTGGCCTTTTTTTTATTTTGTGTATAATAATATGTAAATGCCATGTTTTTAAAGGGGATAATATATGGGGGCGCTTAGCAATTATCTTGAATCTGGATTAATAAATCATGTATTTAGAGGAGTGCCATTTTCGGCTCCTTCTACTTTATACATAGGACTTACAAAAAGTTTAAATTCTGGAAATTTAGAACTTGGAAATATAGACGAGCCTTCGGGTGGCGGATACCAGAGACAAAGTTATACGGCAAATACTTCAAATTGGATTTTACCATATACATCTGGATCGGCTATGGCAACGCATAATTTATTTGCTGTAGAATTCCCGTTAGCCACTTCTAATATTGGCGATGTTTCTGGGGTTTTTATTTCTGATTCAGTCACTAGCGGAAATTTACTATTCTATGGAGCTTTGGCTAATAGTAGAAATATCAGACAAGCTGATCAGTTTACTTTTCCCAGCGGATCTTTAAAAATTGTATTTGATTAATATGATTTTATATCTCAAAATAAAAACTCTATAGAGTTACTTTTAAAAGTTAATTAAAAAATAAATTTTATTCTACATAGGAAAACTTAATGGTAAGTCGCGATAAAATAAAAGTAATAACATTATCTTTAGGCTTAAACGATTTAGTTTTGGGAGATGCTGTTGAAGGATTTTCAGATTTTAGATCTCTGAATTCTGTAGACTCAGAAGTGTATTATGGCGTTACATGTGGAATAAACTGGGAAATAGGAAGAGGATATTTTCATTACAATTCAAATACTATATCTAGAGTATCTTGTTTAAGAAGTACAAATTATAATAAGTTTATAAAACTATCTGGAACTTCATATGTAATAAATATCACTCCAGCTAATCAAGATTCTTTAAATTATAATGAATTTGGAACAATACCTGAAAATCAAAAATTCTTAGTAGGACAGAGTGGAGAATTAGTATATAGATACATCACTTCAGGAGATATGTATAACGCACTCGGTTATGTTCCATATTCAGAACAAAATCCCGAAGGATATTTGTCAGTTAACAATCTTCCAGAAATCTTGGCAAGGACAACGGGATTATATATAAATCCTAATTGGATATATTCATTAGATCACTCTAAGGTGGAAAGTAATTCGCCTCATTGGAACGCTAATAAATTGCAAAACAAAAGAGTTTCTGACATTCAGCCTCAAAAGGGTCAAGCTCTTATATGGAACGGTGTATACTGGATTCCTCAAACTGTTAGCGGTGTAAACGGGGTTGGAAATTCCGGGGCTACTGGAAATATTGGCGCTACTGGAGTTACAGGGTTTGTAGGTGGAACTGGTGCTACTGGAGTTACAGGGTTTGTAGGTGGAACTGGCGCTACGGGTTCAACTGGAGCTACAGGTTTAACTGGTGGAACTGGCGCTACGGGTTCAACTGGAGCTACAGGTTTAACTGGTGGAACTGGAGCTACTGGAAGCACAGGTGCTACAGGTTTAACTGGTGGAACT